GCATCTTTTTTTGTATCAAAAGATTGATTCAATGTTTTATCTTTTATAATTAACCCCCACATTTTTTTACTCAAACAAATCATCACTTAGAAAATACTCTAAAACATTCTCTTTGTCTAGCATAACTTCATCAACTTCTGTTTTCGCTAACTTTTTAGAGTCTTTCAGAGAGTAGCCTTCTTCTTCGTACTGGCGAACAAGATCACGAAATATTTCGTTTCGCTCTTTATCCCATAAATTTTTAGCCATTTCCTAAACCTTTACTATCTAATTCTATCCATTTGTTTCTACTATCTTTTTCATATTGAGAAAGTTTCTTACGCAACTCTCTAATTTCTTCATCTCTTCTTTTTATTATATCTTTTAATTGCACAATATGTTTATGTTCTATCATTTTAATAACCTACTGTCAATATAAAACATATGCTTATCTAAAGATGTAAGAAAAATAAATGTAGGACTCCTACTCCATTTAGGACTAACATAATTAGCATGATAATGTGTAGCTCCAAGAGTGGGTTCTACTTGAACCCCATTCATAGCAAGAGAGGCCGCATCTACAGACTCTTTATAAGCCTTAACATTTTTTATTCTTTCTGGTTTACCGTCACACCAATATGAAAACTGGCATTTATTTCTAATTGGTTTACCATTTATATATTTACCTTGATGTATTACATCACATATCGTATCAGGATACTTACGGCTCTTAACTCTTTCAATAACTACGTTAGCTACAGCCAACTGTGCTAGAAAACTTTCTGACCTAGCTTCAAAATAAACAGCTTCAGATAGACAAGCTAATTCATTTGCTTTAGATCTTGAAGACATAAGAGCAACCATTACCGTGGCTAAAACAAGAGTAATAATTAATTTATAATTAATATTCATTGTAGCCTCTCTATGTTTACATTATTTAAAAATTTACCATTAACGTAACGAACACCTTCCTCCATTAAAAATTCTACAGCTTCATCATAGGTATCAAACAAACATATAGAATCATCGTGCTCAGATATAAGAACATCAAAGTCTGTAAGATGTTTTATTATATCAGTTTCATGTTGAGTTATAATAAACTTAGTCATAATTCTTGCTTATAATTATTTATATTTTCACGAGGCCAATAATCTTTAAATAGATCAGGAAAAAAGGTAGCAAACAAACTTTTATCTGCTTCTTCTTCATCTTCATCTTCATCCATACCAGTGCGTATATCTACTGGTATACATTCTTTACCAGTGTAAAGATTCTTAACATCTACCCAGTATTGGCTACCATCAAGAACTATCTCTAACATCTTTTCTACTGCATCTTTGTAATTTTTAGCACCTAAAATCTCAAAACTAACTCTGTAAGTGCCTTTATCATGTGTGTATTTTGTCATTTTAATATCCCTCATCTAAGTAACAATTAAATGTATGAATAATCTCAGATAGTTTATCATTATCTGAAGTTACTACTTTACCATTAGTTACTACTACTTTACCATTTAAATGTAGCATAGATAGTATTTCTACTGCTTCTTCTACAGCTTCATGCATTGATAATGTCATTGCTATACTCCTCATATCCAGCCCAGAACATATTTACTTGAAACTCTATCCAACCATTTAAATCATCATAATCTATTGGATCTAATGAATAATCAAAAAGAGGATAATTTACATACTCATTAAGAGCAGTTAGAACTATTGGGTCAGAGTCCTTATCTCTGAGATAATTATCTATCTGTTTTCTGTTTTTAAATGTAGGAATCTTCATCATGAACCTCTATTATATCATAAAAAAGTGGAAAGTAAAAACTTAAATTAATAAGTCTTTACTTTCCGTAGTTTACCACACTAGGCAGCTTCAGCAACGAACTCTTTCCAAGTGTCAGAGCGTAACCAATTAGTTACTTTCTCCTGACGTTTATAAAGTGTACCCTGATCTCCACTACGAGTCAAGTTAAATGGACCGTAACCATGTGAGGAGTAATGTGTCAGGGCAGACATTGCAGCGAAAGCATTATCACCACGAGTAAACCTCTCAATGTTGTACTGTTTATATAACTTGTCTGCAAGTGTACCAGACTTTGCAACATCTTTAGTTTTAGTAAGATTATTAAATAGATTGAAGACTTGTAAATTATTTACTTTCTTATCTGCTAGTCTCTGATAGCTATCAACAATTTCTTTGTGGTTGTCCATAGTAATAGCAAATGCTTCTATAAAACCATCACTGTTGAAGTTACGAGTGTGCCTCTTACGAGTTACATCATACTTACCTGTCACTGTACCATTTGTACAAAAGAAGTCTATCAGACCAGACCACATCACCACTGAACCCTTACCATCAAAACTATTTTTCATGACAAAGCGTAGACCAAACTCAGTCTTGTGTCCTACGTCAGTCTGTATTCCATATTTTACTTTTGGAAAGATGTATTCAGAGTAACACACTCTACCATTTTTAAGGATGGTATCTTTAATATGGACATCTTGGAGCACAAGCGGATCAAAGAAGTTTATCATCTGCTTTTGTAGTGGTTCAAGTATTTCTGCATTTTCTACTACATGATAGTCTTTGTTTACCACTGAGATATATTCTTCCATACCTTGGCTGTTTCTACGAGTTAGCATCTTAACATCAGGTGCATCTATCTTTCCACCTATGCCTCGCACACTCTGCTTATATACTGGGAACATTATGTCTCTTGTTTCAAGTAGCTGTTGCATCTATTTCACCTTTTAATGTAGTTATTAAACGATCTTTTGTTGACTCATGTTTAATTTTTTTATCGTCTATCTCGTTGAAAGCTAATGATTTATTATAGGCAGATGATCTTCTAACTGGATAGTTATATTCACGATCACTTTTCTCACACTTTCCTGCTCTCCATTTAATACCAAGTGCCGCACATCTAGATAGATTACGAACATCTTCTGATCTAAATCTTTTATTTATTATTTTAGCTACTTGCGTAGCTGTTAAGCCCTCTTCAAATAGAGTGAGGACACTTTGTTTTAACTTTGTAGAATGATGACACCCCCTGTACACTTTCTTACTCCTCTTTTGTTAAGATAGAGACAATATTCCAAGGTCCATAATCAGCTTCTGGATATTTAATTTTTAAATCTTCTAGTATTTTTTCTGTGCCTTTTTTCCAATCTCTACCTCTTATGGAATATTTTGTACCATCTTCAAAAGTTACTTCAAAGGTTTTCATTTATTATCTCCTGTATCCTGTCTTCAAGTGTACTAATTGTAGTGTATAAATAACCCTGACCCCCTATATTTGGATCAATTTTACTTTTTAAAATCTTTATCTCATTCTGTAAGATTTTAACATGATTATACATAGCTGTATCTAATTGCATTAGTCTATCACCTTTACTTCTTCTTCTGGAATATAATCATGGAATGATTTCTCAGTATTGTCAGAAAATATTTTTAAGTCTGTTGTATAACTATTACCATTATAGTCTGTAGATGTTAACGATACTGTAAAACATCTAAAATTATCATGATGGCTTTCTACAATTTTAATGTTTGTTAAATCGTGTACTTGTAATTCTGATGCTCTCATTTTAAATCTCCTCTGTTTCATCTGCGATTATATCAACTGCATCTGGATAGTCAAGTTTAAGATCATCCTCACAGTCAAAGCTTTCTACTACTTCTACATAGCCTTCACTACAATACCCACATTCGTAAATAGGAGAGGATGGATTTAGACTTGTTTCATATTCTCCCTGACCATCACACTCAGTGCATCTAATTAAGAAGTCATATACTGGCATGTCTATTCTCCTTTTTCATTCTCCTCTTTTATTAATAGAATTTCTGCTTCTACATCAGCGGCATATACAGGCATACCATTTTGTATAAGCTTTGTCCGTATCTGATTATATCTTTCTTCTCTTGATATTTCTTCTCGCCAATCTTTACTCATTTCAAAGTCTCCTCTACAATTTTTAATTCTACTCCTGCTTCTGTCTCTATCCACACTTTAGCCCCACAAGATAGCGGTTTGTCTGGACTATATATTATTTTACACGGCCCATCAATAGCAACCTCGTGAGCATAGTCATTAGACTTGTATGTCTTACAAGTAATTACAGGATCACGTTCTCCAGTTTTGGCGTTACGTTTAATGATATGCTGATTAATGTGGATTATTTTTTTCATTTGTTTATCCTAAAAAATAGTCGTATAATTAGTGCTTTGGATATGTAATAACTGCTACATCTTTACTCCAACAAGCCCTACAAGGTCCACAATTATTATCTCTAGTATTAGCTTTGCATAGCTTACCTAATGGTTCTTGATCTTTGCAGACTGTGGATGTTTGTGCAAAGTCTGGAGCTTTTTGTGCATCTACTTTTGATGCAGACACTCTAATCACTAGATTAGATGGCTCCTCTCCATACTGTTTGCGGTACTGTTTAACTATGCTACGTTCTTGAGTTGGTAGCCAGTGTTTGATCTTTGGTGTTAGCAATGCAACATCTACGATGTTTTTAAGCATCTCTACAGACTGCAAGTCTCCACTGTCAAACCATCTATGATAGCCATCTGTATTATATCTTTCTATTTGAAAGACCATAGCAAAGACCCACATAGACTTATCAGACTTCTGCCACTTGGTAAGATTAGCCTTCCAACCTTGATCCACACTAGGGCGTATTTTCTGCAACCTCCTTGCATAGCAAGAGTGGCAAGGTGTACCCTCTATCTTTGCAAGTTTGCTACCTGTAATACAAGCAAAGGCATCTATAGCAAATGTAGTACCCGGCATCTTTGTATTACCTTGAGATATATTACCGTATGTTTTAGCTTCTTTAACTAGCATAGCTATCTCCTGTTGCTAATATATACACCAAATGGGGCTACATGAAGTACAGCTTCGCTGTAACCCCATTTAATTTATATATTAACCTGCAAATCTTGCAAAGTATCTGGATGGTTTAGATTTTTGAATGTACAAGACATTCTTACCAAAGTTGATTTTGTTACAGGTTTCACCTGATCCAATATTCCACAGCTTTTTAAAAGCTCTCCTGCGGAATAAACCTTGAACACCAAACACTTGAAAACGAAAACCTGTACTGCCATCTCTTAAAGGTAAAATACTCATAAAATACTCCATTGTTGAAGTTTCTAAATAATACCCTACAGTATCGTTAGATACTCTACTGTAGGGTTTATTATTTAGTCTAAGCTCTGCTAGACGTTGGCTCTCCCTCTGGGAGGTTATCAGCATTGCGGATCACTTTGAAGCTACCCGAAGGGTGGACAATTCTAATTGGTTTGCCAGCTTCATCAGCTTTGCTGAATATATCTTTACCTTTTGCAAGGGGAAACCATGCTGTTTTATTATCGTCTAATTTAACAAATGTTTGAAATGTAGCCATAATTATCTCCTATTGGCTGGTTGTTGAATAGTTCTATATAACTCTCTGTAGTAACACAAGGTTACTACTATAGAGAGTATATATAGGTTAGAATGATATTGCAGAAATATTTTCAATATTTGCGTCTTCTTCTTCTAACGTAGTTAGCCACCATCCCTCATGGTCATGAATGTCTACTGCTCCACCACAAGTGGAAGTGTGAACTTGATATTTGCTATCAAGAAACTGATCCACTTCAAATTGTAAATTTGATACTAAGTCACCCATAATAAACTCCTTTGTCTAGGTTTAATTAAAAATATGTAGTAACACTTCGTTACTACTACATATTTATTAATTATCTTTGTCTGTTTTTGTAAAGATTAGGATAAGTTTTAGCAAAATTGTAGTCTTCTATGGTTTCAAATATGAAACCTAGAAAAGCTACCACACTCAGAATGAATGTTAAGATACCAACAAATTGATTGTGATCCACAATCAAAGCTGAAGACAGCAGTGAAATTGTTGTTAAAAGCAACAAGAATATTTGCATTGTTTCCTCTCTCTCTATTGCTCGCTTTTAGAACTCACTAGAGTTCGTACTAAAAGCTACAATAGTATCGTCATTTGGCCTTGTCAAGCCTCGTCAACTGCTAAAGGATTTCATCCTTTGCAGATCAGCCATGCGCTAACTGCAAAGCAGTGGAAAATCCTTACAAGTCAAAGACTTGAGCTAGTTTGCTAAGTTACTACGTAGTAGTAAAAGCTGCATTCTCTACATCCTCTGGATGAAATCAGCAGCAATCCTCAACAATTAACTACTAATTATCCCTCTGTAGTAACACTTCGTTACTACTACAGAGGTCTAATTAGGTTTCCTTTGCAAAAATTGCATGGTTTGGTCGCATAATGTGCACACCCACACACAAAAATGCGCCTACGCACACATATATATAAACAACCCCCATATATATTTAGCAAAATACTAGGGTCTATAATCAAAAGATATCTATCAGTGTTGCTAAAATATCACAGTGCGGTACTAATTAGTTATTAATTAGATATTTTTTTATATTACTATTGCAGTTACCTATAGAATAGTGTATAATATACCTATAGAGTAACTAATTAGTAGTTAATTAACTACTAAGATATATTTTTTTTATAATTTTAATATTAATAATATAAAATATTACTATGGAACAACTAAATAGTAACTATATAGAGTCCTATATACAGCTTGAAGGGCTGTTGTCTCAACAAGTTAATCAACAATGTAACACTGACTTCTTGTCTTTTGTAAGATTAGTAGCACCTAGTCTTGTGTCTGGCTTCAAAATGGGGCGACACATAGAAGTTATCTCAGAAAAACTACAACAAGTAGAGTCAGGAGAGATAAAAAGACTGATGGTCTTCCTACCTCCACGCTCTTCTAAGTCTGTTGTCTGCTCTAAACTGTTTCCTGCATGGTATATAGGTAGAAATCCAGAGCATGAACTCCTAACTATCTCACATAGTGACCAACTAGCCAGTGACTTTGGCAGATCAGTGCGTGATATAGTAAATACAGAGGAGTTTCAAAAAGTATTTCGTGGTGTGTCTTTACGAAGTGACGTTAGAGCAGCAGGAAAGTGGAAGACAAATCAAAATGGTACGTATTATGCTGCTGGTGTACGTTCACAGATAGCTGGTCGTGGTGCTCATGTAGCAATATTAGATGATGCTATGTCAGAAGAAGATGCAATCTCTAGTGCAGGTAGAAGATTTATAAAAGAATGGTATCCTGCTGGACTTAGAACACGTATTATGCCTAACGGTTCTATTGTTATAATAAATACACGGTATCATTATGATGATCTTTGCGGCTGGCTCCTAAAACAACAAGAGAATATGGGCGACTATGAAACGATACCGTGGGAAGTTGTAAAGATACCAGCATGGTTGGATGAAGAAGCAGCAGATATGTTAGATCTTCCAGTAGGATCTAGTTATTTTCCAGAGTGGAAACCAGATAGCGTACTTAAAGTAGATGAGAATGAGATCAAAGCTTCTAATGGTTCTCGTTATTGGAACGCTCTCTACATGCAAGACCCCACACCTGAAGAGGGTGGCCTCATAAAAAAACGATGGCTTCAAAACTGGGAGGATAATGAGCCACCTACCTGTGACTTTGTAATACAAACTTATGATACAGCTTTCTCTACATCAAGCACGGCTGATTATAGTGTAATACAAACATGGGGTATCTTCTATATGTATAATCAAGATAATCAAGGATATGAAGATTATGCTCCCCATCTAATACTTCTTGGTAATATTAAAGGTAGATTTGAATATCCAGAGTTAAGAAAGTTAGCACAAAAATTATACAATCAACATAAGCCTGATGTCTGTATTATAGAAAAGAAAGCATCTGGTCAGTCTCTAATACAAGATATGCGTAGGGCTGGTCTACCTATTTTAGATTATATACCAGATAGAGATAAGACTGCAAGGGTATATGCATCTACTCCTATGATGGAATCAGGTAGAGTATGGATACCTACAAATAAAAAGTGGGCAGATGATCTAATAGAAGAACTTATACGTTTTCCAAATGCGGCCCATGATGATCAGGTAGATGCTTTAACAATGGCTATACATTATATGAAAGACTCGTGGAATCTTACACATCCTGATGATCCTGAGTATGAAGATGGCGAAAGAAGTAAACGAGCAACTTATTGGAATATATAATTTGCCAATACTAAAAAAATATGATATAATATAAAAGAGGTAAAATTTAAGGGGAATATCATGATACTTGATGAGATGCCAGAAAATGTTGATGTGGATTTACTTAAAAATCTATATTCATTAACAACGATGTCTCCATTACAATCTAATCAAACTATGCAAACTCCCCAAGGTTTAGCAGGTCTTCCTGTTGTTCGTAGATCACAAGGATCTGAAGGAGAAGGGGAAGAAAAAGGAGAAGAGAAGGGAGAAGAGAAAGGAACAGAGAAAAGTGATTCTGGTCTTAGTGAGCCTGATGCAGGAGGAGATGAAACTCAAATTGGTGGTGCAAATGTGGCAACAGATGATGTAAAAGGTATTTCAACTGAAGTGGCTGACCCAGTATCGCAAATGGGAAAAGGTTTTGCTGATTCTGTAGAAGCAAGTGCTGGAATGGGTGCAGGAGATTTTGCTCCAACTGCTTTAGATATAAGTATGGTAGATAAAGAAAAAACTGGATTTGAAAATATAGAAGAGCGTCAAGCAAAAATAGATGAACTTGAAGAGAAATATAAAGGACCGGGATTTGGTTATGATGATCTTGTAGCTGCTGGATACTTTGATTTAAAAAAAGGTGATTTTGATGATAGAATGAGTTTAGACGCTACTAATTTAGAAAATCAATTAAAAGGTCAGGGTTTTAAAGATGTTAGTGTCACACCTAATGAAGATGGTACTTTTTCATTTGATGCTCCAAACTTTGGTGAAGCACTTGGAGCAGGACTAAGTGAAATGGGTAGAGGTTTTACAGGAGCTGTAGATACTGGAATGGATCTTATAGAAGGAATAATGTCAGTAACACCTACAGGTTTAGCTGAAGGTGCAATGCGAGGAACAGGACCGGGTGGGGCTTTAACTGATATGTTTGGTGTATCAAAACCTGCACAAGCAATTGGTAGAGGTTTAGAAGGATTTTTAGGAGCTTTAGATTTTACTAGAGGTATAGGTAAAGGTGTTAGAGATCTAGCAGCAGGAAATATACCCGAAGCAATACAAAGTTTTAGTATGTTAAAAAATCAACGAGCTGCTCCTGCTCCTACTTTAAATCAGGCTGCTCCTACTGGTATTAGCTCTCTAAGAGATCAATCTGATATTAGTGATTTAGAAAGACAAGCAATTCAAGATCTTATAGATAAAGAGCTTAGTAGACGTGATCAGGTTACTGGTTTTGGAAGCGGAAGAACTGCTTTGGACCTTGCTGCTATTCAAGGAAGGTAAATAGTATGGCTGTAGAACAAAATCCACTTGAGCAGATTCCTCAAGAAGAAAATATTAAGGTAGCTCCTGAAGCTGCTATAGAAGATAATTTAAATGCTACCTTTGAAGTAGATGATGACGGTGGTGTTATTGTAGACTTCACAGAAAATGTAGAAATGGAAGCTACAGGTTATGTTGCTGAATGGTTTGGCAATATGGTAGAAGAGTTAGATGAAGAAGATCTAGTTGATATAGCTAATACTGTTATTGAAAGTTTTGAGGCAGATAAAGACTCTAGACAAGAGTGGGAGTCTATGTTTGAGAGAGGCTTTGATCTTCTTGGTCTTAAACTAGAACAAGGATCAGAACCATTTGAAGGTGCATGTACAGCAGTGCATCCTCTACTTATTGAGTCTGCTGTTAAGTTTCAATCAAAAGCATCTAATGAATTATTTCCTGCAAGCGGTCCTGTTAAAACACAGATTATAGGACAAGCTACAGAAGAAAAAGAATTACAAGCTAACCGTGTGCAAAACTTTATGAACTATCAACTTACTGAGCAGATGCCAGAGTATTTTGATGAGTTTGAAAGAATGTTGTTCCATCTTCCTTTGATTGGTTCTGCATTTAAAAAGATGTATTACGATGCTACAGTTAAACGTCCTAAGTCAGAGTTTATACCTATAGATCAGTTCTATGTGTCTTACTATGCTACTGATCTTGGTAACGCTGATAGATATACACATTTAATTTATCGTAGCCCTGTAGAAATACAAAGAGATATTAGGGCTGGTGTTTATGAAGATGTTGATCTACCAGAGCCTTCTATGGGAACTACAACTAATTTTGGAGAAAAGTTAGATACTATTATTGGGTTGTCTCCCTCCTCTGACAATGATCCTCAATATGTTTTACTAGAACAGCATTGCTATTTAGATATAGAAGAAGAAGGAGAACTTCTTCCATATATTGTAACTGTTGAAAAAGACTCACGACAGGTACTAAGTATTCGTAGAAACTATAAGGAAAACGATGCAAACAAAGAGAAGATAAATCATTTTGTCCACTATAGGTTTGTACCCGGCTTTGGTTTCTACGGATTTGGTCTTATACACTTCTTAGGCAATCTTACGATGTCAGCAACTGCTGCAATGCGGTCCCTCATAGACGCAGGTCAGTTTGCTAATTTACCGGGAGGGTTTAAGGCCAAAGGTGTAAGGATGGTTGGTGACAATGATCCTATATCACCCGGCGAGTTCAAGGAGGTTGAAGCAACTGGAATAGATTTATCAAGGGCTATTGTTCCTCTCCCCTACAAAGAGCCTTCCTCTACTCTATTCCAGATGCTACAGTTTGTGGCTGCTACTGGTCAGAAGTTTGCAGACAGCACAGAGCAAGTTATCTCTGATGCTGCCTCCTATGGACCTGTCGGGACAACTATGGCACTATTAGAAGCATCAAGTAAATTCTTTAGTGCAATACATAAAAGATTACATAAAACACAAAAAGATGAATTTAAAATATTAGCACGTATTGATTTTGATTATCTACCTGCTAAGTATCCATATGATGTACCATATGAATCTCGTAATATATTTAAAAAAGACTTTGATGGTCGTATAGATATTCTTCCTGTATCTGATCCTAATATTCCATCTAATGCTCATCGTATGATGTTAGCTAATATGGCATTACAGATGGCACAACAATCTCCACCGGGTATGTTTAATCTAGAAGCACTTAATCGCACAATATTAAATGCATCTAATATGCCTAACATAGATCAAATACTTCCACCAAAGATTGAGCCTCAACAGCTTGATCCTGTATCTGATATTATGGCAGCAACCAAAGGTATACCTATTTCTGCCTTTCCCGGTCAAAACCATGATGCACATATACAAGTAAAGATGGCATATCTACAAGATCCGCAAAATGGTGGTAATCCAATTATGCAACGTATAGCTCCAATACTACAAGCTAATATACAAGAACATTCTATTATGAAATACCAAGAACAAATAAACGGTGTTTCACAAGAAGCTCTAAAACAAGTGCCTGAAGATAGTAGAACACCTTCTATAGTAGAAATGGCTATGGCACAAGCTGCACAAGAAGTTATGAACGCTAATCAAGCAATGGGTAAAATGGAGTCCCCAGAGCAACAACTTGTTTCTATTGAACAAGCTAAAGTAGAATTAGAAAAACAAAAACTTCAAGCAGATTTAACAGTTGATTCTAAAGAACTAGAACTTAAAAATAAAGAACTTGAGATAAAAGAAACGGCTCAAATTATAGATATGTTAAAAGCTACAGGCCAATCTGAATCTAGAAAAGAACAAATGCAGCTTAATAGAGAATCTAAAGAAACAATTAAACAAGCAGAATTACTAACCAAAGAACAAATAGAACTTGAAAAGATAGAACTTGAAAAAAATAAAGAGTTAGCTAAATATTTAGTAGAAATGTTAAAGAAACAAATGGATGATGAAAAAGAAATAAAACAATCAACTATAGAAAATATGTTAAATGTAGCCAATCAACAACTGATGGAGATGAGAAATGATGCAGAAAGGTAAAGGATATCTTGAGAATATAAAAGAAACTGATAAAAGTTTTGGCGATGCATATGCTCAAGATGTAACTGGTGGACGTAATATTCGTTCAGCTCTTAATAAATGGGATGATTATTCTTGGAAAGGTGAGGAAAAAGGAACCCTCAAATAATAATGGAAATATGGAATGAAGTTGTCTTAGAACTTAATGAAGAACTAGACAAATTAAAAAATAATCTTGGTGAAGGTATGGCTGAAGATTATTCACACTACAGACAAATAGTTGGCTCTATTGCTGGTATACAATGGGCCAGAGATAATTTAACTTCAATTTATAAAAAACGTCTACACATGGAGGATGACGAATAACATGCAACAAGTACAAATGGGTGGGGCATTAAAAAATGATTTATGGATTACTGATCCAGAAGAAAAACCTGATCCATCACCACTCCCTGATTTACCGGGCTACCATGTCTTAGTTCGTCCAGTATCAGTAAAAAGTAAAACTAAAGGTGGTATCTTTATTCCTGACTCAACAAGGGAAGACATGTCATATCTTACCACAGTTGGTCAGGTTCTTGCAATGGGAGATCTAGCATATTGTGAAAAAGACAAATTTCCAAATGGAGCATGGTGTGATGTAGGAGACTATGTATGCTATGGAAAACATACTGGAACAAAGCTTTTCTACAAAGGTGTTCGTTTAATACTTTTATTTGATGATCAAATTAGTATGAGAGTACCTGATCCAAAAGATCTTGATCCTACATTTAATTTAACAAAAGGGTCTGGATGATTTGTGACATTTAACTTTTTATGGTATAATAGTAAAAAACGTAATCGTTTAGGTCGTGACTAGCGGAGAAAATAATGACTAATCAAAATGAAGGATGGGACACCATTGAAGTTCCATCAAAAGATGAAGACAATAAAATAGAATTTGAAGTTGAAAGTGAAGAAGAAAAACCTATTGAAGCTGTAGAAGAACAACTAAAAGAAGAAGTTGTTAAAACTGCACCTCAAGAAAAAGTTCAAGAAGAACCTCAAGAATTAGATGGTATTAAAACTAAAGGTGCTGAAAGAAGAATTAGACAACTTGTAAAACAACGTAAAGAAAGAGATGAGCAAATTAACGCTCTCATAGCACAGAATGAAGAACTACAAAAAAGTTTACAATCTAGATCTACTGATTTAGCAGAAGTTACAAGTAATAGTATAAATACAAATGAACAAAATTTAGAAAGAACAGTTGAACTTGCAAGAGCAGCATACCTTGAGGCTTTTGATTCTGGAGATAAAGATAAAGCTTTAGCTGCACAAGAAGCTTTAGCAGAAGCTAAATCAGAATTAAAAGGAATACAAAATTGGAAAAGTAAAATAGAAAAACAAGCACAGCAACGAGAACAAATACAACAACCACAACAACAAATTCAACGAACTCAAACAGTAGATCCAAAAGCTCAAGAGTGGGCTGAATCAAATGAGTGGTTTGGTAAAGACACAATTAAGACTGCTGCTGCATTAGCATTAGACGCAGAATTAAAGAACGAGGGATATGATCCTAATGATGACGAATTTTACGAAGAAATTGACAAACGGTTGGAAACGGCTTTTGGTCAAACTTCGCAGCGTGTGCAGGATAACACGAAAGAACCTGCTCAAGTGGTATCGGGGAGTTCACGCTCATCTCCAACCTCTAATAAAAAAGTTAAGCTTTCAAAAGAAGACGTAAGGCTTGCTAATAAATGGGGTATTCCACTTGAACAATATGCCGCTGAGAAAATGAAAGTTACTCAGGCTGACGGTGAATATACTAATATAACATAGCGTGGAGGAAAATATGACACGAAATGAATCACGTACTAAAAGCCAAAGAGAAAATTCAGTGAGAGAAGAAGAATGGACATTTGAAGAGCCTAATGCTCTTGATATTCCTGAAGCTGTACAGCAGAGGTTTGATCAAGAAAAAATGGCATTACGTTGGATACGAGTCTCCCTTCAAGGTCAAGATGACTATATTAATGTTGGTAAAAAACAACAAGAAGGTTGGGTCTTTGTTGATCCTGAAGAAGTACCTGAAATGGCTTTATCCTCTGTCGTGAAAGAGGGTGGCAGGTATCAAGGCACAGTAAGTCGTGGAGACTTAGCTCTTGCTAAGATACCAGCAGGAAAAGCAAAGGCTAGACAGAGATACTATGAAGATAAAGCTAATAACATGATGGATGCAGTTAATGCACAACTCATGAAAAATTCTGATTCTCGTATGCCTATTTCTAACACTAGCCGTTCTGTTACAACCAGAGGTAGACAACCGTCTTTTCAAGACTAACTGCCTCTTAATTATTAAGGAGAATGAAACATGTCTAGTACCGCAGCATTTCGTGGTTTCATTCCTGCTCGTAAAAAAGGTGGTAACTATAATAATGAAGCTGTCACGGATACCATTGAGATTACCTCAACTGGTATGACAGGTAGCCCCACGAACAAAATCTTTACTGGTGATCCAGTGGTTTTGCCGGGTGCTAACTTCGCTACTATATCTCCATTTATTGCTGCAACTCTAAAGCCCTCTGGGGTTTTCATGGGTTGTCAGTATGTAGAAAATGGAGAGCAAAAGTTCTCACGTTTTTGGCCGGGTACTGTATCAGCCACGGATATTAAATTCTTTGTAATAACTGATCCTGATCAGACTTATTACATTCAAGCATCTCTCACCGTTTCAGCGGCTGAGTTGCTTGTTGTTAAAAACTATAATGTGACCGTTAGCTCAACTGCTTCTAGTGGTAACACAGTTACAGGTCAATCCAGCTACTATCTTGATGGTGCGTCTGGTGTTGAATCTGCTGCTGCTGTTCGTGCGATTGGCAGAGCTAAGTTTCCAGACGAAGGCAGCGATGATGCGAAACCAATTCTTGAAGTTTGGTTGAACCATCACCGTGATCGTTTTGTAACTGCTACGGCATCAACGGCTTAATAAGGAGGGTTTATTATGGCTATTAATAGAGCTAGTATTAGCAAACAACTCCTTCCGGGTCTAAATGCTGTATTCGGGATGGAGTATGGAGAGGTCAACGATGAACACGCACCTCTCTATGAAACTGAAAATTCAGACCGTGCTTTTGAAGAGGAAGTGCTCTTCACTGGTTTTGGTACTGCCCCTGTAAAGGGTGAAGGTGCAACCGTTATCTTTGATGACGCACAAGAAAGCTTCACGGCTCGTTATACACACGAGACGGTAGCTCTTGCCTTCGCTGTCACAGAGGAAGCGATGGAAGACAATCTATATGATTCGTTTGCCAAGCTTCGTGCTCGTGGCCTTGCTCGTGCAATGGCAAATACCAAACAAGTGAAAGCTGCTAACCTTTTCAATAATGGTTTCTCTGACACCATTGGTGATGGTGCTGCGTTCTTTTCTGCCGCACATCCCACAATCTCTGATGGTAATCAGTCTAACCTTCTTGCAGCGGCTGATCTTACAGAAGCAACACTTGAAACTGCTCTTACTACGATTCAGAAACTTAAAGATGATCGTGGTATTTTGATTGGTGCAAGTGCTGTTTCACTTCATGTTCCTGTTGACTCATGGGCGATTACAGATCGTATCTTGGCAAGCCCCGGCAACACTCAAACGAGTGCGGCAGCGGCAAACCCAAATACGAACGCTATAAACGCTACTCGTCACTTGGGCATGATTCCAGAAGGTTACTTTATCAATCGCAGGTTTACGGATACGAACTCGTATTTCATTAAGACAGATGTTCCTAATGGTACGAAAATGTTTGTCCGTTCTCCACTTCAAACAAAGATGGAGCCTGATTTTGATACTGGTAACTTGCGCTTTAAGGCACGAGAGCGATATAGCTTTGGTGTATCTGATTGGCGTGGCTTCTTTGGAAGTGCTGGTTCTTAATAAGAGCGAGGGGGTGGCACTATGTCACCTCCTCCTTTATTACATGGAGAATATAAATGGCTTCAAATATTAAAGTAGCACACAATGTAAGCAGTGACGGTGCAATCATAACAGGATTTAGATTTGTAGATGCACCAGCAGTAACACTGGGTGGTGAGGGTGATGGATCTAATCCTCTGCCTACAGTTAATCGTATTGTTGCTATACATACTTTTTCTACTGTTGCAGGTGAAATTGCAATATCAGGTAGTAAACAAATTACAAATAAAACAGCAAAAGGCAATGCTATCCATTATCGTGTGGGTGCTACAGACTCAAATGATATGTACATAGGTGACATGGGTGTTCCTGTGCATGGTATTGTAAGTGTATCTGTATCAGGAGTTAATGCTCCTACGATTACATTATATGTAGGTTAGTATGCCTAACTTTGCTAAATTAAAATCAGACATTCAGGAAGTTACTGAAAATGATGGCACTGAGTTCACCAGTGCTATTACTGGTTTTATACAACGAGCAGAGTTTCGTCTTATAAAAGATCTTGATGATTTTGGATTAGATGAATTTTCAAATGTTTCTGTATCTGCTGGTAATGCTGGTGCAGTGACTCTTAATGATCGTGTACGTGTAGTTCGCAATGTAAACTACGTAGTTAGCACTGGAACTACCGTTACTAATTTATTACCACGTACTTTTGAATATGTCAAGGACTATTGGCCTGTTAGTGCCTCTACTGGAACACCTCGTTACTATTCTAGAAAAAATAATCTCACACTTAAAATAGTTCCAACACCATCATCTGTTATCACAACAGAAATACAAACTCAATCTCAACCATTACCTTTAGCATCTGCTACAGGCACAAGTGTAACAACAACTAACTATTTTAGTGAGTATTGTTATAACGCTTTATTTTATGCTTCTCTTATGGAAGCTACAATGTTTAATAAAGATTGGGGTAATCTACAATATTGGACTCAACAATATATTGATCAAGTTCAAGCATTACGTAATCAGGCTAGAAGAACAAGACAGGATGATATGGCAGTTGCTGCTTCTCCTGCTGGTGGGCCAAATCCAATTCAATAAGGGGAATCTTAATTATGGCTAGACAAAAATTATCTAAAACTTTAAGAGGAAAATCTACCTCAAGTTTATCTGGACGCAGCGAACGTATGACACCAGCAGAAATAAGAAAAGCTAAAGCTGAAATAAAAAGAAAGAAAGCTCTTGCTGCTAACAAAAAAGCAGCAGCAAAAGCAGCTAAAGCTAAAAAACCAAAAAAACCAACCAGTGTGCGATTTGCAAAAAATTATAAAGTAGAAGAGGGAGCCTCTGGTGATCCTGTAACAAATAGATCTGCTAAAATTGCACGTCAGGTAGGAACAAGAGGTGAAAAAGTTACTACTAATAAACCTGAAAATATGTTATCATCAGTAAGTAAAGGTGAAAAAACTCGTGGTAAACTAATAGCAGCATTAGAGGCAAAAGTGAGAAATAATACAGCAACTCCTGCTGAAATAAAAACGCTTAATACACTAGATAAATTGAGTGAAGAAGCTTTAAAAAGACGTAATAAAAATATTTCTAAAACAGCATCAGAAAAAAAAGCTCAAAAGAACAAACCTAGATTAGCTACACTAGCTTTTGGTGAACAGACAAAAACTACTTCTAATAAACGAAGTGGTAACATAGATCCTGAAACTGGAGAGGTTACTGGAACTCCAACTAAAAAACAAGAAGAAGCTGCTAGAAAAAATTTAGCTGCTCGTAAACGACAAAAAACTATGACAACTAAACAATTAGAAAGTCAAGCAAAGAGAGAAGAAGAACAGGATAAAACTAAAAAAGGAACGAGTAAAGTAGGTAGACGTAAACGTGTTGTTGGACAAAAAGGTGCTACTAAAACTGCTGCCAAAACTGCTCAAGTAAAACGTCAAGCTGGTGGTAAAACTATACCTCAAGGTAGTGAAGGAAAAGGTATACGAGCACTTGTAGCTTCAGGACCAAAAGGTAAACAAGCAGCTAAAGATATGGGATTTGCTGTAGCTAAAAAAGGTGGTAGAATAGTTGCTGCTATGAAAGGTGGTCAAATTGTATCTATGATGTACGATGATTAATAGATCAAGTGTTAGACAACAAATAGCTAAACCACCTAAAAAGAAACAAAAGAAAAAGAGGAGAAAGAAATGATTGGACCTCATACATTAATTAAACGTCCACATAATTTAGATGAAATTGTAGGCAGACCTACTGGACAAGGTTATGGTGCTGCACGTAAAGGTCCAGATGTAAAAGGACCACCTCAAGATGTTGTAGTAGATGAAGATTACACTCAAGGTAAAGCTTTTAAAGTAGAGGGCTAACCATGACTAAAAAATTATCTAAAGTTTTAAGAGGAAAGTCTGCTTCAAGTTTATCTGGTCGTAGTGAGCGTATGACACCAGAAGAAATAAAAGCAGCTAAATCTAAAAGAGGTAGAAAACGTAAAGCTCGTGGAAGAAAAGCTGCTACTGAACTTCAGAAAAAAGGTGCAAAAGTATTAGGCATATCTTTAACAGAAGCAAAAAAGAAATCAGATGCTGAGTTAAAAGCAGCTATTAAAGAGGCTGCACCTAAAAAACCAAAAGCTCCTAAAGTAAAAAGAACTAGGGCTGAACAAAGCGAACTCAATCGTTTAATTAAATCTCAAAAACGAGACGAGATATCAGATGAACGAGGTTCTAATATTTTAGCTGGTAGACGTAAGACAGGTCCAAAGGGACAAGAAGTAGAACAAGGGCCACTTCTATCTAAAGCTAAACTTCCTGAAAAGGTTTCTCCTGCACGTAGGCGTAGTCTTGTAGCTCAAGGTAAAGCAAAAGTACGTCCCGGTAAAGGTGGTAAGAGTCGCCTTGTAGAGACAGGTGAATTTGCACCAGCTAGACAAGATGTAGCAGATCGTATGGGACTTACTGCTAGAGGCGTACCACCCACTGAAAAAGAAATTATGGAAATGGGTGGTTTTGAAATACGTAAGTTAGGTGGTAAAGTAAAACGTAATGTAGGTGGTAAAGTTCGTGGTGTAGGTCAAGCCATGAAAGGTTTTGGTAAAGCTACTTATTCTAACAAGATGTATTGATGGCTGTAGATATTGATAATAGTAAAATAAACTATGATATAGTTAAACCTAATCGTGAAGACTATACAGACTTTAAAGTATATTGGGGTGATTTATGTTACTATTTAATTCAAAAATATAAAGACACTTATATAAAGATATAATATGGCTGTACGTAAACGAAAAAGAAAAGGAACAGGTATGAAAGGACTGACCATTAAAGGTGGTCATAAACGTCCTACTAAAACTGGTGCAGGTATGACTGCTAAAGGTGTAGCCGCATATAGACGTAAAAATCCCGGTTCTAAATTACAAACAGCCGTAACAGAATCAAAACCTAGAACAGCAAAAAGAGCAGCAAGGCGAAAGTCTTTCTGTGCAAGATCAGCAGGGCAAATGAAAAAGTTTCCAAAAGCAGCTAAGAATCCTAATAGCCGCTTGAGACAAGCACGTAGAAGATGGAGATGCTAAAATCAAATGTCTTATTTAATATCAAACATCCCTCATTTTAAATGTTGGGTGCGTAAAGAGTTTACATATAATCATGAACAATATCACGGAGAATATTTACATGCAATGGCAATAGCCGTAAATACAATACCAGATAGATCATTAAGTTTTCAAATTGTATTTACAGGTTGTGATGAAGAAAATAATACATATGGTGGGGCAATGTGGGCTAGAATGCCAATAGGTGCATTAATAGCTGACACTAGATTAGATGATTGGCCTGA